CCGCGCAATGGCTGCTCAACGGTGCGCTCACCGCCAACCCCATCGGGGTGATCGTCATGGGCCTGGCCGCGTTGGTGGGAGCCATCATCCGGGTCATCGCCATATGGGACAAGCTCAAGAAAGCATGGGCTGAAGGCGGATTGTGGGGAGCTATCAAACGCTTCTTCAACTTCTTTGGCGACGATGAGGAGGAGCAGGCGGACAGCGGGAATACCGGCCAGCCTTCGAAGACGCAAAAGGCCCTGGCCCAGGCCGGGGCGCTGGTCGGTGGCAAGGCCCCAATGCCCACCGCTCCGGTGGGCGGGACCTCCACCATGAGCACAACCAAAAGCACCGTCGTGCATCAGGACAACTCCGTTTCCGTCGGTGAAGTGAAGGTGGACGCCCGAGGCGGCGACGCCAAGGCGATTGCATCCGGCATGCGTAGCGAGTTGCAGGGAGCCTCCCGAAGAACACAGCAAGGGTTTGATTCCCGAATTGCGGAGTAAGGATATGCGCACCGTCAACGCACAACTGCGCGAGCAGGAAGCCGCCATCTTCACGAACGAGACCCATATCGTGGAGATCCTCGGGCTGGTGGACCTGCACCCCACCGAGGCGCACGACCAGGGCGTGGACAAGACGGACAACCCGGTGGAGACCGGGGCGAGCCTGACCGACAACGCCGTGATCCGTCCCAACCGGCTGACGCTCTCCGGCGTGGTGTCCGATCTGCGCCTCTACGACGTGAGCGAATACGCCACCGACCTGCCCGCCCCGGAACTGGCGAAGGACGCCTGGGGCAGGCTGAAGCACCTGAAGGACGCCTGCGAGCCGGTGACGGTCATCACGTCGCTTCAGGTCTACGAGAACATGCTTGTCACCGGCCTGTCCGCGCCGGTGAACGAGAAAACCGGGCATGCCCTGGAATTCACCGTGACCCTGGAAGAGGTCGAGTTCGCCTATACGCAGCGGGTGAGCCTGCCCGCGACCAAGGTCAAGGGAGCCAGGGCCGACGAGGTCCGCGCCCGGGAAGACGGGAAAAACGCGGCGACATCCCCGGCGCAGAACAAGACGGACACGGTGGAACGCGGCAAGGTGCAGCCTGAAACGGCTTCGGCGCAGCGCGTCCAGGACTTCAACTCTTTTTACGGGAGGTAGGCATGCTCATCATCCCCATGACCAACGATGCGTCCCAACGTTTCACCGTCCTGGCGGGCGGCCAGGAAACCGTGGTCACGCTTTCCTGGAACGACGCCGCCGGGGCGTGGATCGCGGACATCTCCCTGTCCGACGGCACGGCCCTGGTCAGGGGCCGCCGCGTCTGCGCCGGGGTGCCCGTCCTGAAGCAGTTCGGCATCCGGTTGGTGCAGGAGTTCGACGGTGATTTCGTCGCGTTCCCGCGCAGCCAGCCGGTGACCGAACCGGGGCGGCTGGCCTGGGGGGCGACCCACGATTTCCTGTATATCGAGAAAGGCGAAGCCGTGGACGCCGCAACCTTTGCCGGAGCGGGGAGCTAGGCATGGCAAAGCGCATCTCCTTCACCCGGTCCCGGTTCGACCTGGAACTGGCCGTTTCCGATTCCTGGCCGCCGTTGTGGTCCCTGACCTCGAAAAACGGTGAGCAACATTACTTCCCCTTGGCCTTCACAGGGTGGACGCAGGATGGTTTTCATTCCGTCTCACTCATGCTCGGCCCTTTTTGCCTGTCTCTCACCGTATTCACCGGAGAACTGTAGATGCGTCTGTTCAAGCGAAAAATACGGGTCATCGTGGGCGAGTCCGGCACCCCGCGCGGGGCGCTGGAGATCAATAACCTGCGCATGGCCTTCGAGATCAAGAAGAACCTGGATTCCACGCCCGCAGAGGGTTGGGTGTCCATCTACAACCTGACCGAGGCGAACCAGGCGTTCATCGCCCACAAGGCCGACCGCGTGCGCGTGTTCGCCGGGTACGGCTCCCATCTTTCGCTGCTGTTCGACGGGGATATCGCCAACATCGACCGCGCCCGCCGGGAGCAGGACCGCATTACCACCATTTCTCTGGGCGGCAACCTGTTCAAGCTGACCGACGCCTATGTCTCGTTTTCCTTCTTGGGGCCGGTCACGCTCAAGCAGATCATCCGCAAGGCGCTGCCCACGTTCGCCCTGTCCGGCGTCCAGGGGCTCGACACGTTGCCGGACATCACGAAGTACAACTACGCCTATTCCGGCAAGACCGGCGACATGATGGACAGCCTGCTCCATCATATGGAGTTCGACTGGTTCGAGGAGGACGGCACCCTTGTCATCCTGCCGCCGGACGGCGGTTTCGATGACCGCGTGCCACTGATCAGCCCGGCCACGGGTATGCTGGGCAGCCCGGCTAAAACCGAGGAAGGCCTGAAGGTGACCACGCTTTTGCAGCCCGGCCTGCGCCCCGGCGGGGTCCTCAAGGTGAAGGCCTACAACCCGGAATACAGCGGGTACTGGAAGATTCGCCAACTGTACCTGCGCGGCGACAACCGGCAGAACCAATTCTCGGCGGAACTGGATTGCATCCCCTATGAGCAATAGAAGCGAGCGCCGTTCCCAGGATTCCCTGCTTGAGGCCATCCGATTCGCCCTGGACCGATTCAAGGTCGGGCTGTGGACCGCCGGTCCCGGCCATATCCAAAGCTATGACCCGAACACGCGGCGGGCTGTGGTCATCCCCGCCATCCGGCGCAAATTCACGGACGGGACCACCGAAGCGTTGCCCATGCTCCACAACGTCCCTGTCCTGCACCCTTCCGGAGGAGGGTTTTCTCTCCTTTTCCCCCTCCGGAAGGGTGATCCGGTTTTGCTCGTCTGGTGCCAGCGAGGCATCGACCGCTTCAAGGAGACGTATGCACAGGAGGACCCTTCAGGCGGCATCATGGAACTCAAGGATGCTGTGGCGCTGGCCGGTTTCGGAGAGCTGGTCATATCCCCTGAGAACGCGGAAAGCGCCGTGTTGCAGACCAACACCGGGAAGCAGGCGCTGTCCATCCACCCCGACAAGGTGCGCATCATCTCGGACAACTTGGTGCGGGTGGAAACCGTGCAGGCCGAGATCGTGGCGTCCGGGTCGGTGCTCATCGACTCCCCGCTGACCCGGCACACCGGGATTGTCGAGGCCGCCGGTTACCGGGGCGTTGATGGCGGCGCGGCAAAGATGGTCGCGGACATCGACATGGACGGCCATCAACTGACCAATGCGAGCGAATTGACGGCGGGCGGCGTGCCCTACACGACGCATGTCCACGACGGCGACAGCGGCGGAGTTACCTCCGCTCCCAAGGAGGGGTGATGACGCGCACCTGGAACATAGACGACGCCACCGGCAACCTGGTCCTGGACAAGGACGGAAACTTCAGCCCGGTCACCGGCCTGGAGGGGTTGCGGCAGCGCATTCAGACCAAGCTCAAGTTATGGCGTGGGGAATGGTTCCTGGACACGAGCCTGGGCATTCCCTGGCGGCAGTCCATCTTTACGCGCCCGGCCTCGCCCGGCCTCGCCTCGCAGATCATCACCTCCGCCATCCTGGAGGAAGAGGAGGTAACGGACGTGCGCAAGGTTTCGGCCCACATCGACAGCGCCACGCGGCGCTTCACCTATTCGGCGCAGGTGGCCTCCATCTACGGCGAGTTTCCGATATCCGTCTAAGGAGTCACCATGGCAATCGTTACCTCAACCGGCATAGAAGGCACCAAGCTCTCCGAATACAAATCCGACCTGGAGGAAATCTTCCGGGCCGCATTTGGCGAGGATCTCGTGGTGGACGCCGACACGCCGCAGGGCACGGCCATCGGCCTGATAGCCCTGCGCTTGACCGAATTCGACGAAAAGGTGGTCGGCCAATCCAACTCGCTCGCCATCCTGGACGCCTCCGGCCAGCAGATTGACGGGCTGGCCGCGATCCTCGCCATCGCCCGCAACGGGGATGAGCCCTCGCTGGTGGGCGTGACTCTGACCGGCGTGCCCGGCACGGTGGTGCCCGCCGGTTCGCTGGCGCGGTCCACGGCCGGAGACCTGTTCGTGCTCCGGGCCGATGTTGTCATCAACGCCGACGGCTCGGCGGAAGGCACGATGGAATCCGTGGAGGGCGGCCCGGTGGCCTGCGCTGCGGGCACGATCACCGGCATCGTTTCCGGCCTGACCGGATGGGAGACGCTCGATAACCCTGAAGCCGGGCAGCTCGGCCAGCTCAAGGAGTCCGATTACTCCTTCCGCAAGGAGTATTTCCGCAAGCTGTTCAAGAACGCCACGTCGCCCCGAGAAGCGGTCCTGGCCGAAGTCTTGAGGCAGCAGAACGTGCTGGAAGCGGTCTGCGAAGAGAACGACACCGATGCGGCCAAGATCGTCAAGGGCGTGGAACTGCCGCCCCATTCCATCGTCGCGGTTGTCCTCGGCGGAGCGGATACGGACATTGCCCAAGCCATTCAGCGCAAGAAGACGGGGGGCGCGTCCACCGCTGGCGACACGGCGGTGACGGTCCCCACCACGCGGGCCGGTGGCCGCAAGGGGCCGGACATCGTTATCCGGTTCTACCGAGCGGCCCAGGTGGGCATGGAGATAGACCTGGACATTGATCCGGGCGCTTCCTTCCCCACGAACGGGGTGAGCCTCCTGAAGGAGCGGATCATGGCCTATTTCGCCGGGACGCTTGATCTGCAAACCACGCAAGACAAATTCGAGATGGACGGTCTGCTCATCGGGGACGCCGTTGCCAAGTCGCGTCTGTACACGCCCATCAACTCCGTACCGGGGCATGTGGTCAATTCGATCACCCTGCGCCGCAAGGGCGGGGAGAACGTGGAGGTGGCCGCCATGTCCCTGTTGGAAAAGGCCGTCATTTTGAGCAGCGACGATATCACCATCACCAAGAACGGGGCGGCATAGCATGGCTACACGAGGCAAAGACCTGCTGGCGCTCATGCCGCAGCAACACCGGACCAACGAACCGCTTGTGGCGCTCATCAACGGTATCTCCGAGTTGATCGCCAAGCGGCTGGAAAAGCCCCTCGACGATTTGATGGACAAGGCGCAAATCGACGCGGCCGACGATTACTGGCTGGACCAGATCGGCACCCGGCTTTCTCTGCGGCGGTCCTCCCTGTCCGTGCGATTCTTCGGCTTCGACGGCAACGACAGCGCCGTGGGCTTCGGCCAGGGACCGCTGTCGCCCCAGGCGCATGGCACGGCCCCGCTCAAGATGGCCGACGGGGCTTTCCGCACGGTCATCAAGGCTAAGGGTGCATACACCATCACGGACGGGTCACAGCCGGAGATGACGGAATCCCTGTCCCAGGCGGCCAAGGCCGATGGCAAGACCGGGGAGCTTCCGGCCGAGGCCATCTACTACGACAATCAAGACATGAGCATGGACCTGACCATCGTTGCGGACATGAGCGAGCCGGTGATCAAGAACCTGTTCACCCAACAGGTGGTCCCGAAGCCCGGCGGCGTCCGGCTGGCAAAGGTTACACAGGTGCCGCTGTCCGGCGCGTTCGGTTTTGCCGGGAACGATCTGGCGCGGGGGTTCGATCAAACCCCGTACAGCAAGACATATACCTATGAGGAATTAACGGAGGTGTAACGTGGCAAGAGATGAACGAGGCATTATCCAACAGATATTCGCCGACACCGGCGACGTGGCCGAACCGACGTTTGACTTCGCGGAGGGCTGGCCGGTGGCATACGCCCAGGCGGGCGGGCAAACCCCGGAGCGGGAGGTGTTCAACAGGCTGTTTCAGCGGCTCTACGCATTGGGTTACGACGCGACCCGCTTCGGCGGAGGGCTGCCGTGGGACGCAACCATCGACTATGCCGTACCCGCTGTTGTTACCGATTCAGACGGCCTTTTGTATGTTGCTCTGGCCGAATCGGGGCCTGACGTGGGGGGGGGCGGAGCCAAAAAACCGGCAGATAATCCTACTTATTGGGCATCAGTTGGAAACAATTCGGAAGTCCCTCTCAGCATCGTAGACGGGATCGTTGATTGGGATTTGAAGACAGCGCCGGTGGCAACGGTCACCTTGACGGGCGACGCCACGTTGGCCGCTCCCTCCAATATGCGGGCGGGCGGGCGTTACCGTTTGCGCGTCAAACAAGATGCAACGGGTGAGCATGGACTCGACTTTGCTGCCGCATACATCCCGGCTCGCCTAGCCGGTGATATCCCCGCCATGGGGTCTACTGCGGGCGCGTACCGGGTTTATGAGTTTGTCAGCACTGGCGCAGAGATGGTTTGCCTGACCGAATCCGCCCAGAGTGCGACAAACTACGTTGGCGATATCCGCCTCTGGCCTTTTGCCGGAGCCTCCTTGCCAGAAGGTTGGTATCTGACTAACGGCGACACTTATGCCGACGCCAGCGACCAGGGCATAGTGCTTCATGGTCTGTCCGCTGCCTACCAAGCGGCATGGGGCATTGAGAGTAGTGGTGGTTATATCAACGTGCCTGATCTGTTCGACTCAAACGGCAACGGGTACTTTCCACGCCCGGTTGATGGCACAGCTCGGCAGGTGGGCAACATCCAGGGGGACGCAATCCGCAACATCACAGGGGAGGCGTCACATGCTGGTAGCGCCTTCGGCCAGTTGCAACGCTTTGACGTGCCTGCCGAGACGTCTGGAGCGCTCACTGCCGGGCAGGACACACCCTACGCATTGGCCGGGGCCACATCAGACTCCGGCAGCCGGTTGAGAATTGATGTATCCCTCGTCGTCCCCACCGCCGAGGAAAACAGGCCCGTCAACATCGGCATGACGCCCGCAATCTATCTTGGAGTATAACATGCAGAATCACTATTTTGATGACTCGGGCTATTACACTCGCTCCGCTCCCGCCAACCCTGACTCCGCGCCCCCGCGCAACGCCCTGCGGACCGCACCGCCCGAGGCTGGTGACAACCAATGGCCGTGCGTTGTCGATGGCGCTTGGGCGTTGGCCGAATCCTACAAAGGCAAAACGGCATACGACACCTCCACAGCGCGGCCCTTGGAGATTGAAAACCACGGCCCGTTGCCGGAAGGCCTGACTTTGCAGGAGCCCGGCAGCTATCCCGCATGGGACGCTGAGGCGGAAACTTGGACCACGGACAAGGACGCACAATCTAAGGCGCTGGCCGAGAAAGTCCGCGCCGAGCGGGACAGGCGAATCGAGGCAATCATGTGGCGGGTACAACGTTATGAATCCGAGGTCCGCCAAGGTTGGACCGACACCACGGACGATATCAACGTCCTGGACACAGAACTTCAAGCGCTTCGCGACGTGCCGCAACAGGAAGGGTTCCCCGAAGCCGTTGTATGGCCGGAATCTCCAGCCCTCCCTGAATAAACCATTCGTTCTTTGACAATCGAATAGGCTTCATGACGCTGCGCCCCTCCGGATTGCTCCGGAGGGGCGCTAAGAGGAACAGGCGGGGGCGTTGCACCGCCCCCACTGGCTTGGTGCTGCCACACCAAACCACGAGCCGAAACCCGCTGCTCCATTCCCCTGATCAGGGTGGAAGGTGCATAGCAATATTCGGCATAACCTGTAAAGAAAGGTACCATGAAGGAGTTTCGTTGTCGGAAATGTCATCGGCTACTAGCAATGGAATGTGTCAATGGGGAGCTAGAAATACAGTGCCCCCGCTGTAAGACAATGAATCGTTTGAGGGCCATGAGCCCCAACCCTGAAGGCCACAGAGCCTCCATGAAGGAGAATCTCTGTGGCTCACAAACCTCATCATCCGCCTACCCCCGGTAACTTCAATTTACCGACAGGCGAAAACCCCGAATACCTCGAAGGCGAAAACGGCGTGGCCGGATTCGGAATGCGCGACTTTTACGTGGCCTGGATTCCTTCCAAACTATCGCGCGAGTTGGTCCTCAAGCACCATTATTCCCACCGCGTAGTGAACAACAGCTATTGCCACCTGGGGGTTTGGTATAAGCAGAATCTGGCCGGAGTGCTGGTGTTCGGCTATGCACTCAACCCGAGGGCCATTGGCAAAACCGTGCCGGGAACAAATGTAACCGAGTACATGGAGCTGAACCGAATGTGGCTGGCCGACGTGGCCCCTCGGAACAGCGAAAGCCGGGCGATTTCCTACGCCTTCAAGTACATCAAGCGAGCATGCCCTTCCGTCGCATGGATTCAGTCTTTTGCGGACGAACGGTGCGGGCGCTTGGGAGTGGTCTATCAGGCCGCCAACTTCCTATATTGCGGCTATCACTGGACCGAATTCTACTTCCTGGACGGCGAGTATTATCACCCGATGCTACTCACGGCCCACAAAAAGAGCGGCCAGCGCGGCGAGACACTGAGGGAGAACAAGGAACGGGCCATAGCCCTTCAATTTCGGCAGTTCCGATATGTGTACTTTCTGAAAAAGCACTGGCGCAAGCGGCTGGCGCTCGCTACCCACCCCTACCCGAAACCTGAAACCCTAGATTGACTCTAATCCAGCCCCCACGTAAAAGCGCGGCAAGTCGGATTCCCCTACGACTTGCCGCGCTTTCTGTTTTTAAAACTTTTTCAAAATTTTGAACGTGTGATGAAAATTAATTATCGCACGTCTCGGCGCGAAAATTTCTTACCGGCTTACAGCACCAAAAAGTTTAGGAAAAGGAGGGGATGGGGGTCCGGGGGAAGGGGAG